GCTTGCATAGACGCCCGCCAAGCGGCAACATCAAAACGAGCACCAGCAGCGGTGAGCTCTACCCCTATCTCTGGCTTGTAAAATTCTCTATCGTCAGGCAATTGTACCCTTCTTTATAACAATGTTTTGACGTGGCCATGTTGATTTTTTCGACGCAAGAGTTACCTGCAATTCAACATAAGCATTTTGCGGGTCTACGCCTGTTGAGCCGTTCGGTATTTCTATAATCACAACCCCGTTAGCCCAATCAGCGCCAGTAGCGCCTGAGCTACATGTCACGGCTGATATTATGGTTGTGGGATTAATTCCATCAGAATCAACAATAGAGGCGCTAATATCGGTTGCTGTGCTTACGTCATAAACCACTTTGTTTTTATTGACCGTAAACTGAATGTCCCAATCATCACCTGTAAAAACTTCTAGTAAATCAGCCACAAGACAATTCCCCTGATAATGTTTGAATGTTAGCAGATAATGTATTTGGTCCAATTGAACCCTCTAATACTGATACATTTCCGCTCAATGAGCCTGTCAAAAGATTGCCCTCCAACACTTCAATATTCCCGCTGAGGTTGCCCCCTAAGCGATGAACCCTAGTCGAAGCGCTATTGAGATGAGTCGCCGTTGTGCTGCCAGAAGGTGCCGAGGTAATCGAGAGTAGTACTGATGCTGCTGTAGGCATTAGATTACATGGTTCCAAACTTCGGCTGGGGTTCCTAGCGCCATCAGCTGTGTACTTTCGGTTGCCGTCAATCCAGATACGCCAGTATCAGCAATAAGTATTTGATTCTTCCAGACAATATCTATGCCTCCTCCGCCTGTCGTTGGGTCCTTTACAGGATAAGCACCATCAGCTCTATATATCCGCCTGTTATCAGACTGATAAAAGTTTGATGCCGATGTGCTGTCAAACATTACGTCAACAATAGAGTTGTTAATTAAAAAGTTCGCCTGATCCACTGCTGTAACCCCTCCAAAGAAATCACTTAATCCCTGGCTTGTTGTCGTATTGTAAGACCACCATGCATAAAACTCAGCCCCTGAAAAGTTTGTAGCCACAACCAAATCGACTTCATCTTCAACATAATCTGCGCTAAATTTGGTTATGGACGAACCGTCAATACCAATTGCATTATATACAGCATCAGACACTTGAGCGGCCAAAATTGACCATCCAGATGCGCCAGCTATCGTGTTTACCTCGAACTCATCATATGCCGTAACGCCTGAACTCTGAACAAGCCTAACCCTAACGGTGTCTCCTGTGGTATATCCGACTCCCTCAGTATACGTCACGGAATAACTCGTCCCCGCTTGCACTGCGTTAACTATCTCGGTAGCCGTTGTGACATTATATATTTGAAGTCTTGAGCCAGCAATCATACCAGTGATTGACACATTATTCACAACGGGAGCTGTCCCATATGTTCCGTCATCAGCTTGGAAGCGAGTAAATCCACTATGAGCAGTTCCTGAGCTATTAATTACCCGAACTCCCTTTAACTCGGCTCCTAAACTGCCAAACAACCGTCCCCGCTTAGACTCGAAACTTGTCCCTGATTGAACAACCATATCAGGCCAAGCAAAACCATTAAATGATTGGTAAGTAGCGTCTTGATTAATATTGTAGTTTATCTCGTTTACTACCTGTATTCCTGTGTATGAATCGCCTGTTGCCGTTGTCTGAATAGTAATACTGTAATCCTTAGCACCGTCTCCAGCATCCCACGAAACAGGGCTAGCACCGTGATTAGTGATTGTAATATTAGCCGTGAGTCCGGGGTCAGTTAGTGGAATGAGAGTCATCTCCTCCATTATTGCATTAGCCGTTTGATCTGCCTCTACTACTGTTATATCGTTATCAATTGTTTCATAACCAACCACTCTTATTCTTGCGAGGGCGTCAAAGTCAGCATTCCAAGGGACGTCTGTTGAGACTGAACCACCTGATTCATTCCCCACGCTAAGGAGTACATCATCTGCATCGTTGTACACTTTCAGGCAAGTCCCAGTTTCAACAAGGTCGTACTGAATTGTCGGCGTATTGAATGGGTAATAGTTATCTGTCTGACTCGTTAACGTAGTGTTTGTATCTATAAAGAACCCATTTATTAACGTAGTAGATGCCGTTGCATTTGCTGTGAATCTGAATTTAATATCGAATCCTGTCGGTGCAATACTCTCCGCGCTTAAATTTGCACCTGTCACGTCTTTGTACGCTCCGTAGCCACTTCCTGTATCAAGTGCGTATTCAACATCAATATTGCCTGTGCTGACTCCAGATACTGCATACGCAGTATTTTGAAAAGAATCATGACCATTTATTGTATAAGTAGACTCGATGACCGCTATGTCTCCCGTTGTTCGTAGCAACAAATCACCTGCTCTGTTGAATACTGCGCCATTTGTTAGCGTTACAAATGCTGTGGTTGCGGTTGAAGGAGGAGTAAATACACAATGAATACGCCCCGTAGTGTCGCTCGTCATAACATCAGGAATATGCAAGCCTGAAGACGCTTGAAAATCTACCTCGAATCCTGAAGTTGAATTAAGCGCCCCACTACTAGCATGAACACCTCTGAAAGTCATGTTTTTAGATGGTAAAGACGTCTTCGAGTTATACCGCCCAGAACAGTTTTGAGCAAAATTTCCATCACAGACAGCATTTGAACTGAAGTTGTCGTTAGTTCGTTGATTGTCTAAGTAGACTCTTTGAACTTTGCAATTTGTAGTAAGCCCCACAAATGTTACTAGTCTGTCCCCGTGGCTTTGCATGTCTAGTTTACTTGTCGCTGAGCCCACATTTCTAAGAGTGCAGTTGCTTGAATCATTAAACTCGACCATTTCAAGATAAGCTGGAGTCCCACCAGATATAATAGATGCTCCGTCGATTGTTATATCTGAACAACCTGTGATGTAAAAAGCACTCTGTGAATTGTTTGTAAATTTTGTACTATCAAAACTGTTACTCAAGGACCAGTTTGTTATAGTAATATCACTACAACCCGAGGTCGCGAAAATGTGAGCCCTTATTGCTACAGTGTCTGATATTGTAAAATCAGAGCACCCTGTAAGTCTAGTTAGTCTGTTGTTGTTAGAATTGGTCGCATCAGTCCCCATTAGTTTGCAGTTTGATATAGTACCATTTGTCGAAGTTTGTATCTGTATAGGGTTGTCACTGAAGCTACCTATTACACAGTCATTAAGTGTAAGGTCTGTTGAATCTGAAATAATCATTGGAGCTTGAGGGGCTATATCTTTAGTGCTTATTATTATGCAGTTATCGTAAGAAACTGAAGTAGAGAAGGCTAGCCCCATTTCTGAGTTCGTCATGTTTATGATTGTGCCAGTCATTGCCAATGTGTCTCCACCTGACAGCCTCATTCTTACTGAGCTAAAATTAACTTTATCAAAAATGAATGCATTTGAGCTGTTTATACCATACTCCCAGAAATTTGTCGAGCCCAAAACAGCCATATCTCTCTCGGTCGTCGGTGCGGCTAGAGTTGCGGTCCCAAGATGAACATTTCCCATACGGATTTTAGCGCCACTTGGAGGCACTCCTCCGTTTGTAGACGTGCCAAAAGTCACGGTGGCTGTATTAATTGGTTGTTGAAATATCTTTCCTAGGTCGCCAGTAGCAAAATCTGTGAAGGAATCATTAACATCATCAGAACGCCACCATTTTTCATAGACACCTGAACCACTAGCCGTCTCAACAAATAGCCCTGCTTGACACCCTGAGTGAGGAAGCGTGAATACCTGTGAATCTGTGCCATCCCCTGTTCCTAGTTCATACCATGCGCCCAAATACTCGACAGTAGCCAAACCGCTTAAATTTTGAAGATTATCTTCTGCAAGGTAAATTAAGTAGCCGACTACAACGGAATCAATCGTTGCTGAAAATGTCCCCGAGTCACTTATTGTATTTGTTGCCGTGAATGTCCCGCTTTGCTCTGTGATTGTCATCACCCCGCTTGCTGCTGTTCCAGAGTCGAGTCTGATAACTTTTCCGCTCGCCCCGCCTGAATCCGTCACATTGTCACCGATAGCGGGAAGAGTGCCAGAGCCTGAAGAATAGGCTACTTCTTTGACGTTTCGACCGTCAATTAACCATTTGCCGTCATTAGTTAACATCCGACCCATCAAACCCATTGCCGTCTCTTGAACGTCTGAGTCTATAGTTAATACCGCACCACTATTGATAGTAATGTCTTCGCCAGCATTGCGACCTGTTAAGGCATCGTGATTTGTGTCTACCGTGATCGTCTGATTACTCAAGAGCTACCCCTGCCTCGTCTTTGTTCAATGGCCTTTCCCACCACCACGGGTATTCAGCAGGTTCTGAATCTTTACTTACCACCACTTGAACCACCCGAAAACACGTACACCGAAGTAATACAGTATAGCCCCTAAGACATCGTCTTCAATCAACTGCTTATAATAAAGCCTGTCTGATTCTTTTCTGGTCCTCAAGTGAGTTACATAAAGGAAGTCGTGAAGCCTCGCCGCTTTCCTCGTTCTCTTGCGCCATGGATTGCCGAAGATAGGCCATAGAATCCTAGGGACGGAGTTGCCGTCATCTGAGAATTCGTTTGGTATTTCTATGCCTTGGATTTTCATTATTCGTTCTCAGGTTCCCAGACAAGGGTGCATCTGCAGTTAGCCACATTCGCCACTCCTCCAGCTCTATCTGACGGATACTTCATCCTCTTGCCGCCAACATTAAAATACTCATCTTTTTTTAGCTTATCGCCGTCAACCGCTTTATGGTCCCGCCTTGTCCTTCCATCAATAAAGGCTACCCATTCCTTAATCATAGGGGGCAACTCCAAATCATTAATAAGCTCAAACTGTGATTCCATCAAAGCCGATCCCGTTTCTGTTCTCGCTATCATTTCAGCCCTCGATTTACTCACGCCATAAACCGCACCTCTTAGCATCTTCCCAAACTCAGCCTCCGCCGCGCCTTCAACTATAGCCTTCTCTGTTGCTTCAACCGCTCGCTCAATCGCATCAGCTGAGGTATTCTTTATCGTGTTTGAAAGCGTAAAGGCTTGCTTTCGAAACAACTGAAGCAATGCAGCCTCGGCGGTGTCTCCACTAAGATCATCATTATCGAATATTGAATCTTTGGTTTCCTTGCTTTGTGTAGCATTCTTTTTAAACACCTTCTTAAGGTATTTGATAGCAGACCTTGAAGAGGTTAGATATAACCTTTCGAGTAGTTCCCTGATATTGTCTCTATGAGTCTCAAGCCCTACCAAAGCACGACTTAAACCGCCATGACCATAATCAACAGCAACCTGTTTAGCCATTCGCCTAAACTCTTTCCTGAACTTAGGAGCGTAATGCCTCTCAATAACTCGCCTTCGACGGTCCTGAATGATGGCTTCTCTGCGCCCGCTAGGCATTAAAGAGCCTTACGTTCTTCTATTAAATCAAAGGCTTTTTGCATAGCCTCTTCTCTTTTAAACCCTACCTTAATGAATGACTTGGCCACTGCTTCAATATCTTTCTCTTCATCAGTGAATAAATCCATCCCTAGCGGAATCTTGCTTGAATCAATGAAAATCTGATCGGCGTCAGGCTCTACCGAAGCTTCATAGCCAAGTACGGCGCGCTTCTCGTTAATGGTTAATACTTGAGAGTTCAGGAGCATTGTATCCTTCTCGTTCTTCATCGGTGCCAATGCTTGTATGTCGTTTTCGTCGTAACATATCTCAACGTCATCACCATATATCGGGGCAAGCCAGCGCGTAAGCTCTGAAGCGAATAGATTTAATATTGGTAGCACAGTCTCAACATAAAAGGCCATCCGCGCTTCTTCATAGTTAGCGTAAGTCTGTGAGCCCTCTATTCCTAGCAATTGAGTAGGCACACCGAACACCTCAGCAACTTCTTGCTTGGTTAGCTTCGTTCCTAGCAGCCAATCAACATCTTTAGCCGTCTGAGCTAACTGTTGCCACTTAAGGCCACCGCCCAGAAGAAGGAATTTCTTAGCCGATTTGCTGCCTGATTTATCGTTCAAATCTTTGCTGAGTTCCTGTCTATGTTTAGTGTTAATATCCTGCTCAGTGCTGAGTATTCCACTCGGTGAGCAATCATTCTTGAAGGTATTGTATCTCCACTTGTCGGCAGCATTCATTTGATCAGCGCTAGAGGCCGCCGCTTTGGTCGTTGCTTGACCGAAGAATTTAGCCTCAGGGTCAGGATTAAATGTTCTCCAGTGTAGCAGATCAGAAGCGCCAGTGATTGGGTCTACATCCCATACAGTAGGATTAGCAGTATTCTTGCCGTCGACATATTTTGCAGCCATTCTAGGGTTTTTCAGGCTGGCAGCTATCGACATATTAAAAGGCTTCCAGTTCCACAATTCAATCTTATCAGAGCTAATTTGCTGCTTCTCTATAAATGAGTTCCCCATCAGAACGTACCAACTTATTGCCGCAGTTCGGAATTCCACGCCGCCCTGGTCTATGTTAGGTTGTGCCAATAAATCAAGCAAAGGGTGATCGTCTACTTTCTCCCCGTTCACTTTAACCGATGGTTTAACATTTGCCGCGTTCGTAGCAATCTTACTTACGCACGAATAAACCGTAGGATTGACCCCATAGCCCTCTCTAGCGTAAGCCTCAAGACTGTCTAAGCTGTAAGCAAAGTTGTTGAGACTGAAATTCTGCCCTGAGGTGATGGCGGATTTCGTTTGAAATAGAGCAGCGAAGGGGTTTTTCATGGTTCAATTCTACTCATATAAACGATATTGAAAGCTCTGGGCCTCCCTTTCTGCTTAAATCGGCTAGCGCGTACACAACGGCGTCAAGCCTGTTAGGGCTTTTTTCTTTTGGGTCTCCTGTGTAATTACACATCTCTTGCTCCATTTCTT